GCAACACCCGTCCCGTCCTTGCCTCTACCCGCAGGATCTATTGCTGCTACCGTTTGATTCCAATCCCTGATCTGTGTATCAACATGGAGGGGTTTGTAGAACCTGTCATTGGGGAGGGGGGATGGAGATTCAATATCACAAGGATATAATTGTCCCCAAAGAATTCTTGTAGACCCACCGTGAGGAGATACAGGATGAACTATTAGATTGGCAGCATGAAGTGGGAACCTTGACTGATCTGACAGTGTGGTGTCTAGCATCATCTGTAATTGGAAGTTGCTGCTTCCCATGATTGCTTCCCGCTCTAGCAAAGTATCATTTGAATAATATTCTGGATAGGTAGGATCTCCCTGCTTTACCTGACCCCTTGCCAAATCGTCTAGGAGCATCGGAGCAAGGTTCTCTGCTTGGGATGACTCTGGATCAGGATATCTTGCTGTCCACTTCCTGATGGGATAGGAACGCTCTAGATGGCGGTATACGCTGTCAAAGGATTGAGGAGTCCCAAGGAAGATGATATCACCCCCTGGGTTTAAAACCGATTCTAGTTCCTTTACACGCTGCAATAGGAGTTCTCTAGACTCAACCGTTGCAGAATTCTGCGGTATCTCAACATCGTCACAAATAATCTTATCAGCATGGGAACCAGTAATCATGCTCTTGATTCCATATGCTGCCACTGATGGGTTCTTATCTGGCGATGATCTACATCCTACATCAAACCTGTCTGCTCCATCTCTATCATTTGGATTGGGGACTAGGTGTGAGAGAAATGGAATAGCATCAATAATCTTTCTGCTTAAACGAATAAACTCTCTTGCTCTGTTCTGTACGGCAGAGATACAGATAATAGTGGTATCAGGATTTCTATAGAGACACCATACTGCATATGCAGCAGTGATATAACTTTTTCCTGCTCCACGCATTGCTTGAATCATCTTACGGGAGTTACCGTCCTGTAGATAATCGGCAATGTCATATTGTACACGGGATGGTTGTGGAAGGTTTAGTTGCTGCCAAACGACATAAAGAAAGTTCTTAAAGTCATTCTTGATAAGGTCTTCGTATTCTTTCTCTTCCACAGTTTCTCCTTATCGCATGAGGTAGCAGGATGCTGTCATGCTACCACCACCTGTGTTATTAATCTCTACTCGGTATTCAGCACAAGGAGTGATGGTATACCATTTGGTTGTAGATGTGTTAGTGATATTATTAAGGAGTTGAAATGATAGGGATGGATGGAGTCTACCGTATATCTTTACTCCTTTTGTTCCACCTGTTTGATTGTGTTCAACATATGCTTGAATGACATCGGTAAAGGGATAGACATCTAGTGTAATATCAACAGTTGTGGATGCTGCTGTTACAGTTGTGTTGTTGAATGCTTTCTTTACTTTCATTTTACCTCCCCACCCATGATGTTAGTGTTTGTTTTCCCGCACTTGTCTTAATCCATTTGAGTCGGATCTCTGGTGCATTCTTTCTTTGGAATACTCCTTTGAGTCCTGCTGGTATGGTGACTGCTGCACCAATATCTACCCAATCCATATCAGGGTGTGCTCTACCTTGAAGTGTCAGTGAACCAGTAGCAGATGCAGAACATTCGTATTGAATCGTTATGTCTTCATTAAATGGATAGTTGTCAAGTCTAGTGGAGTTTGTAAAGAATGTTGCTGCTCCAGTAGCAGCACCGTCATCATTTATTTTCTTGATAAGCATCTATATCTCCTTATCTTCCAATATAGGATATGACTGTAATTGCTCCACCACCTACGGCATTCTGTACTACGACTCTGTATTCTGGTGCAAACCTGACAGTTACTGCTGCTGCTTGAGTGGTTGTGACTGTATTGAGATCTGCCCAATTTGCATCTGGTGCTGCTCTACCTTGAAGTGTTACAGATTGTGGTGCTCCTGAACATTGGAATTGCCATGTTGCTGTATCCTCAAATGGTGCTGCTTCAAGAACTGTTGCGGGTCCGTTATAGGTTGCTCCATCGGCAACAGATGCCGATTCTACTAGTGCTGTTACTGTCATTGTATTCCTTTCTAGAATAGTGCTACTTTCTGAATTTGATTTGTACCTACATTGCTAAATGAAAGAATAGTCACTGAATAGGATGGCATTCTTATTGGAGTAGAGTAGGTATTTGTTGATGCTGTGCTTGGTGTCAGTAGAGATAGTATACTCATGGATGGGTGTAGAGTTCCAGAGATTGTCTTTGATACATGTGTAGTCGTTCCTGTTCCTGCCAATATCTCAATCTGAATATTTGCACCAGCACCATCTGGAAATCCATCAAGAGATAACTTATGTTCTGATGTTACTAGATGGTCAACTGTTTGTATGGATCGTTTTACTTTCATGTTAGTTCCCCATGTAGATTGTCATTGTTGCTACATTCAACTCACCTGTATTGTCTATTGATACCCTATACTCATTGCACAGAGGAACTGTATAGATTCCATTGCCTCCTGCTAATATGGTAGGGGTTGGTGTTAATCCTACCCAAGATGCGGTAGATGATGACCTTCCTTGAATCTCCGCAGTAGTCAATGCTTGTAGTCCTTCTATATGAAAGGTCACTGTAGTTCTGGTAAATGAACGATTTGTAAGAACGCTTGGAGTTACTGCTGTTGTTCCATTTCCAACTGCTTGACTTAATGTTACAGTCTGTACTATCATCCTGTCTTCCTTTCTTCCATTCGAGGGAATGGCAATAGTTTCTTGATCTGATCCTGCTTGTTATTAGGAACAGCAAGTGCTTCTGCACCATTGTCCTGTAGGAAACGAAGAGCACATTGAATCATTCCTGGGGTTGCTGTATCGGGATTCTGTAGTCCTGCAATAATGATGTCGGCAGTGAGTTCCCATACTGCTTGTACCTTTTGTTCTCTGTTCATTTCTTTTCCTCCAAATGAGTAGTCTTTTCTAGATGTGATACTCTTGTATCAAGTTTCTCTAGATTCTTTTCAATGTGTTCAATGCGAGTTATAGTCCATTGAAGCAGAGTCCTAATCTCTACAAGAGTCTTGTCTAGAGAATTAATTCGTTCAGTTATTCTGAATCCAATCCATATCATTGAGGTTACTACGGGAACTGCTACTCCTAAAGAAGAGATTATGATTTGTATTGTAACTGGGTCCATAATATCTCCATTAGGATTGTATGTCTTCGTAAGCAGTTACACGAAGTGAATATGAGGTCTTCCAGTTTTCATCAACATAAGAGAACAATCCAACGCCAGTATCAATATATCCAGTTGCTTGAGCACTTGTCGTGACAATTCTTGTGACGGTCAATGTAAGACCGCTATTACTTCTTTGACATTTGAAATACGCAATTCCTGGAGTGGCAGAGATACCACACATCTGGGATAATCTATCCGTGATATTGGCATTCTTTGTTCCACTGTATGATCTCATATTTACCCAACCAGCAGCAACTACCTTTGCAGTGTTTCCATTTGTAACATTACTGTCTAGGTATTCAATGTAGCATTGACCTATGATAAAGGGAAATATAAAGTTCCATGCTCCAGTAGTTGTGGTTGTATTTGCAGTCTGTGTATTCTGCCATGTGGTTCCTGATGCTGGTGTCACCCAAGCAACGCTGGATCCATTGAATTGAATTACTTGATTTGTAGTTGCTCCTGTAGAATCTATAAGAGCGGGTATTACTTTGCTAATTGCCATGTGTGTCTCCTATTAGAGTGTGTTCTTTCTTGTCCAACAGGTTGGTGTGGTGACAGCACCACTCTGAAAGAATGCTTGTCTGTTGTTTGTGTTGACAAGTTGTGCGTTTGCTACAGGTGCAGCATTGCTGTCACCCAATGAGAAGAAGAATCTAACTCTATTGCCACTGGGATTATCCCAGAATATTCTCATGTAATTTAGTGAGTCTGATTGATTCTGATGATCATGCAACAGAACAATAACTGGTCTGGTAATATTGGTAAGACCGTATGAACTTAAAGGAATAGTTACCTGATGGAAGTTTGCACTACCACCACCACTACCTATCGTAGCATTAGGAGCAGTTCCAGAGACACTTCCAAACAGCAACGGTACAAGAAAACTTACAGACCCAGGTTGAACATTGAATGTATAATCAATATGTCCACCACGCCATGCATCTGTAGTTGTTCCAGAAGTATATGTTCCTGTTCTTGCTGTAATTGCATCTACCTGACCACCGACACCAGATGGGATGCCAAGAGTCATTGTCTGATTCTTATCATATGTTCCTAGATTGTTGGTGAAGTATGAGAGATTTACAGCATCATTGCTTGCTGTTGGATTTGCTAGATTCACAATCTTCTGCGATCCCATAGACACTGATACCGTAGGAGCAGCAAATTCATCTAGTCTATATGCTTTGACAGTAGTAGCAAGGTCTGATACAACGGATGAAGTGATAGTTCCAAATGCGGCATTACCACTACCAGTTGCTTTTAGGACATGTCCTGTGGTTGCGCTTTCTGCGTCTATCTTGGCAACAGTAACTGAATTGTTCTGAATAGCATCGGTATCTACAGCATCTGCTCCAAGAATTCCACTCAATACACCTTGCAACCAAAGCACTTCTATCTTTGCTCCGCTGCTTGGAGCAGGGGAGAATACGATATTTCCACCAGTAATTGAATATGCATTTGCAGGAGTCTGATATACTCCACTTATGAATACCTGAATATCCTCTGAAGATGTAATGGTAGCAATTGCTGTTGGCAAGGCAAAGTCAGTGGTTGTTCCATCACCTGTGAATGATTCATACCCGTGTCCACCAAGAGCAGCAGGAGTTGTTCCCAATGCTGCTGCTTGTAGTTGTGCCACATTGACAGCATCAGTACCGTCTATACCAGCAGATATATGTCCAATGATTCTGCTCTGTCCATTCCACTTTCCATCTGAACCAACAACCATAGCATCATTCTGAAGATCCTTTGCTTCCTGTGCCATAAAGAATATCTGTGTGGCATCAGTGTTTAGAATTGCTGCTGTAACATTTGTGGAGTTTGTATAGTTGATATAACGATCATCGTCTTTGGTAAAACGAGCAATGCGTACAAGTTCAGTACCTAGAGGTGCAGCAACAAACTGAACATTCTGTGTAACTGTATTGACTGTATAATCTGTTCCTGCAATCTTTAATGTGCCGTCAATGTATACCCGTAGTTGGGACGAAATGCTAACTAGATCGTCATCCAACAAAGATATACTGGAGTACGGAAAGTTAAACTGACTTCCCGTTCCATACGCTTCAATGTATGATAGTGCCATGCTTTGTTTCCTTTGTTAGTTGATATGTGAATTTCCCTACGGATATTTCAAGTGTCATCGCTTGTTGAACTCCTTTGCCCTTGCATCATCCCGTAAAGCAGGGTATCCGAGGTTGCGTAGAGCAGTCTGGAACTGCCAAGTCCTGACCCCAGGAACCATAGAATAGACTCTTCCTGTTGGGAAATCCCAGTAGACTTTTGCTTCATTACGATATGGATTATCTGTAACAAGTTCATTTACAAACTTTACACCGTCAGAGTATGGTTTGAAATCCCAAGGATAGTGTGTTGGTAGATAGATGTTCTGTTGATTTGGTGTAGGTGAAACAAAGTCATCAGTCTTATAGTTCTCACCTGTCATCTTATTGATATTTCCAACTGCCCAATCGGTTCCATCGTAAATCCAATTATGTGCTCCTGATATCCATTTATCTCTGATATCTCTTCCAATTGCTGTTTCTTGTTGCAGTGGATTGATTGCACTATTAAACATAAATGACTGAAGACCACCAAATACAGGAACTCTACTCATAGTTTCATATATGACAAGTTCAGGATTCTCACGCAACTTTGCTTCAAATTCTGACTTTGCCTGTTCCATTGTCTTCTGTCCTCTTGCCTGTCCTTCCATCATTCTACGGACATTGGTATAGATTACTTCACCAATAATGATTGGTACAAGCATTGCTACTGCTTTGGCAATAGTTGAATCATTTGCCCCACGCAGAATTGTCTGATGTTGGAAACCTCTAGCATAGTTAGAGAATTGGAACAACCATCTTTGTACAATATTGGCATTGGGATTTGAAGCAATGGTGCTCGCTTGATTCATTGCTGTATTGACTTCTTCATCAAGGAATCCTGTGAGTTTGGCAGCAATATCATCTCTACGAGATACTGTATTTGTTCTTGCTGCTATTGAATCCAACTCAGTGAGAAGTGGTTGGAGAACATAAGGTTCTCTTGCACCTGTCCCAATCTGTACACCCGCAAGAGTTCTGGTAGGACGAACAACACTTCTATTTCTAAATGCTTGTTGCAATAGAAGGAGATCTCCCTCGTCAAGCAAACCATGATGGTTCATACGAACTACGAAATCCCAATCTAGATTATGTCTCTTTGCCAATCGCTTGAATGCATCAAGTCTTTGTCCAAAGTCAGCAATCTGATCGAAGTTTGAAGTGGCAAACTCTCTAGAGAATGCAATAAGTCTATTGATATTATTTACAACTTGTCTCTTGCCTCTACGAACTGCCATGTCTCTACCAACTGATAAGAACCACTGTTGTCCACCAATACGAGAATTGGTATTGGCAAGTGATTCAGTAGTAGTTACAGCAACATCTGTTGCTCTTCCTAATGCTGTTGTCAGAGCGTTTGCAGGAGTTTCTGTTGAAGCAATGGTTGATGTTACTCCATTGGGATCAACAATTCTTCCACGAAGAAGATCTGCATTTCTTTGCATAAGATTAGCAGGATTCAGATTCACACCAGTTACCGCAGATGGTATAGATCTAATCTGCGGAGTAGCACGATTAAGTTGAACTCTTCCCTGATATGCTTCATTGTCGATTCCTAAAGCATATCTCTGTGTATATTGTTCTAGAGCAAATCCAACATCATCTAGATCCTCTTTGGTTGTTATAGCATGGACAAGATCAATGATTGCATTTATTGTACCATTGCGATTTGCATTGAGTAGAATTGCCTTTGGAACTTCAGCAATGGCAGTCTGTAATCCCCAGAAGGAACCAACAGATGCACGAATCATTCCATTCTGTAGACGGAATCCTGCTTCCGTCCATCCTGCTCTTGGGTTTGCTTCTAGTTGGAATCCAAGAGCGTGTGCCATTCTGTCTTCTAGAGCATTGATTGTTTCTTCTGTTCTTTTAACTTGGTTTGCAAGACCAGAACGCTCTGCTTGTAATGCTACATCACGAAGATGTGTTCTTGATGCTTCAAGAATTTGGAAGATATTTACATCACCAATTTCACGACTGATCTGACCCTGCATTGCCAATCCTAGACCTGTATTGTTTGCGTGTTCAACAACAATATCTGCAAGGTTGTTAACCCTGAATACATTCATTTCTGGTTCCAACATTACTGATCTGTATAGATCACGGAAATTAGGATCATAACGAATACCAGCAAATCTTTCAGCAGTTATGTTATGTCTTCCTTGTCTTGAAATCTCATACAGTCTTGTTCTATCCATTGCTTCTAGATACTCTTCAATTTGCTCCTGTATTCCTCTTGCAAAATTATTATTAGGAGTAGTTCTTACTCTGTTCATAGCATCAACAAGTTCATCTACATTAGTAATAGCAGCAACTTCTGCATTGCTTAAACCTCTAATTGCTCTTTCAATTCCAAATGTATGTCTATTTGCAGTAGGAAGAGTAAGAAGAGAAAGCAGATCTGTTGCTGTTGTAGCATTTGCGATTCGTGTATTTAATGTTCCAAGCATTCCTTGACCTGACCAGAAGGGATGTGCTGGGTTTCTAACTGCGTCTATGTTCTCTTGAGCATATCTTTCAAGAGTGCTTCCTATTACAGTTCTTATGCGACTTCTATTTGCTAGAACTGCACTCCTATTGAATTGAATAACACCATCTTCATTCATGTTATCAAGAACATTAACCATTGTACGAACAGCAGTATTTGGACCAACGATTGATTCTACATCAGTTCTATAAGATTGGATATATTCTTCAAATGCTCTACGAAGTTGCATTTGTCTTGGAGTAAGATTAACAGCAGAACCTGGGGTTGCCACTAGAGAATTGATAACTGCAAGATTATCTTCTGCTGTAATTCCACCTCTACTGTGAAGATCCTTATAGACCTGAATAAAAGCATTTGCCTTTCTCGCATTGTTATTTCTCAACTGCTGTGCAGAGAAGAGATTTAGATCAATGATATTACCGAAGTCTCTCTTAAGAACATGGGGACTATCAATAAGATTAGCAAAGACCAATACCTGTTCAAATGCATTCATTCCACCATATCTTGCTCTAAAGTCTTTGTTGAACCACAGTCTACTTGCTGTTGATCCTTGAACATCCATACTCTTGGTCAATGCCCATTCAGCAAGTTTAACAAGTCCTTCTCCACCAAAGTATCTTCCAAGAGTTGCTTGACGAAGACCGACAACAGCAGCATTAGCAGCGGCAAATGACCAACCACCAATAACACCATTACCGATGCCATACGATGACATTAGATTGTTGTATTGCTGTCGTGTTAGTTGACCTCCTTGCAGTAGTTTCTTCATTTCCTTATCTGCGTCATCAAACAGAGATGCAGATTTCGTTACCCACTCTGACAATGCTTCTGTCTTTATATCAAAGTTTGTTTCATCTAGAATACTGATTGGCAGATTCTGGAATTTAATATCTGTATTGTCTTTCAATACTATACTAAATGTTAGATTATCTGCTGCTACTTCAAGTTCTGCATTCATATGAATTAGAAGATCATTGAGATTTACTATTGGATTTCCAGTTCGGATTTGAAGGGTTGCAATTTCTCCAAGGACATCTTTAGCACTTGTCCAATCATGCCATGCGTTATCGTGATTCTTGAATGTGTTCTGATACCTTGTACCTTGGAATGGTTTCTTCTTCTTTAGATCACGAACATACTGAAGTCTATCTGTAAATCTAGTATTGACTGCTTCTGCTTGTGCTGCTTGCTTATCAGCAAATGTAATGGTTTCTTGAACTTTTCGTTTATCCAGCATTACCCCTATTTCTTCTTCACTAACAGAATCATCTAGTTCATCAATGTCAATTCTCTCCATGCTTTTATCTTTGGTAAGCAATATAGGAGAATCTGGACTTCCAATATTGTTTCTGCTTCTAAATGGAATCTCACCATCAATAAGTCTTGGTTTGACATTGAATGCAGTGGATGTTGTGTTCAACAATCCTAATTGCTCACCAAGCATTCCATTCTTTAGACGAACACGAAGCAAGTCATTCTTCAGCAATCTTTGCTTTTGTAGGAGTTCTAGTCTTTCAATAAATACAGGATTGAATGCGTCATCTCCAACTTGTTTCTTAAATGCATCTATATCTTTTAGAAGTCTATTGTATGCCACAATAAGGTCATCATCGGTTGAGTTTATGAATGCTTCTATTCTTTGTCCAGGATGTCCTGCTGACAGATCCATACCTTGTGAATGGTAGTTTGATTCAAATGCTCCAGATGCTGTCAACTTTTCCTTGAACTTTTCAACTTTAGAAACAATATCCTGAACACTCTTTGCAAACTTTGGATTGTCTGCGTTCTTTACAATGGTGTCTAGGGATACAATTCCATTGAGTCTATTATACTCTCTAGTGAAAACCATCTGCTTACGAAAATCAACATTACGAGTCACCGTTGATGCAAAGTCATCAAACAATTCAACAATTTTGGAATTGATATTAACAGCATGAATATCAGATGCTGCTTGTTCTGTCTCACCAGATAGAAATTCTCTTACTTTCTGTTGAACTTTAACACCTAGAATTCTTCCTTCTAACTTTAAAGATTCAAGTCTTCCTTTAGACTTTTGTATTTTACTCTTTAATCTTGATTGTAATCTTTGTCTAACCTGTGGTTTAAGACCATCTAATTTTCCAGGATTTTCAAAGAGATAAGACCATCCCTGAAGATCTTCTTGAATTTCAATGATTTGAGATTTTACTTTTTCAAGATATTTGGTTTGATCGGCAATGGTTGGCAATTCTCGTAGATCTGCTTCTATTGTTTTAAGTTTATCTGCGACTTGCTTGAATGCAGAATTAATTCGTGCAAAGTTTTCTGCTACTTGTAAAACTCCTCCAGAATTAAGAATAGTATCTGCTTCAGGTAGAGATAGCAATGCATTTGTTCTATTCTCTATTGCTGATGCTATTGCATCTAGTTTTGCTTTATTGTCAATAAGGAATCTATTAAGACTCATTGTTGTTAGTCCAAATTCCATTCCAACACCAGAAGATAATCTTTCTGCGTTTATACTTACTTCATCTGCTAGAATATGATTTGGTATTTCAGTAATTTCTATTTCTGGATCACCGTATTTATTAATCTTGATATCTCTAAATGATCTCTTTTGACCTGTAGAGATTTCTGTCAATACACCTTCTACAGTTCTTCCTGCTCCATGACGCTCTGATAGAAAGCGAATACCAGTTTCATTTGGTTCTGGTACTGCTGAAGGGAAATGCTTTTGAATTACCTTAAGTTCGTCTGCTTCTACATTTCTTGCAAACTTAAGCATTATATCAATATCTTGCTTGAGTCCTCGATTATCAGTAGTTCTTGACCACACCCATTCATGGAAATCAATTTCAGTTAATCCACTGCGTGATTCAACAAATTCATAAAGATACTTGACATCATCATCACTGTACCCAAGAGTCTTCAATCGACCATTAGTTCCAACATCAGCATTATTTCCTTTTCTCAACATGTCTAGGATATCTGCTTTATTGCTTTCAAAGTCAAATATAACTCTTCCTTCTGGAGTCTTTGTTGCAATTCTGTTTCCTACCTTCTTGCGAATTTCTTGAAATGCATCACGAACAAAGTTATAGAAATCAACAGTATCATTTGTCTCATTGATAAGTTTAGAATCAATAATATCAGCAAGTTCTTTTACTGTTGGTTTGCCACTTTCCACTAGAGTTCTCAATACACCGACTTCTTCAGGAGAACGGAATCCTGCGTTGCGTAGGAACTGTGGATCTTGAATCTTTCTAACAATATCAGAAGTAGGATCTGCGCCAATGCGACGAACAGCACGAACAAGTTCACCATGCTGAAGTACATATCTTGTAGCATAATCCACTGCAAACTCATGTGGAACGGTTCCCATAGATTGAGCAAGGGATTCAATGGCAGCGTTACGACTGATCTGCCTCATATTCATCCAGTATCCCATCCATCCACCAGCAAGACCAATAGCACCACCGAGAGCAATATCATCCAAATAATTGGTATCTAATACTGCATTAGTACCACGGAGAATGCTTTGATCCTGATTGTATCCTGCTGCAAAAGCATATCCTGATAGAGCACCATCAATGGTATTGAATCCAAAGTTTGCTCTTGCCAATCCTGTTGCGTGTGCAGTCCACCATGTCTTTGCTGTATTGAGTGGAGTAGACAACCAAGGAAGTCTAGAAGCGATGAAGGTGCTACGAGCAGCAGCAGGAAGCAGGGTTCCCGTTCCCAATGAAGCAATGGTTGTTCCAGTTGTGATGGGATCTACTGCCATGTAGTTGCCTACAGCAGATAGAGTCTTGGTTCCAATGTATCCACCCCAAGAAGTAGTGGCATCATATTCTTCAATTCTTCTCTTGGATTCAGAAGAGTCAAGCATGAATGCTATCTTCGCACCAAGATTATTTGAACTCACTGAACTACGAACAGCATCCTCAATAACAGTATCCCCGTAGTCTGCTTTCAATATCTCTTCAGATACTCCTATTTGACTGCGAAGGGTAGCGGTCCAACTGGAAACAAACTTGTCATCAGAGGTTTGTGCCATCCATTTCTCATCCTTCTCTGATCCCTGAAAGTCTCCAATAGACCATTCATAGAACATACGAGTAGGAGTTCTTCCACCCAACCAATATCCTGCTCCACCACCTGTCTGTGCGTAGAGTCTACGGTCAGCAAATGAAGAGAACCAGTTATAGTTGTCTGGCATGTCATAGGATAGATTTCCTCTAGCATCTCTCCAAATAGGTACTCTTGTTGGTTGAACATCTGGAGTCAACTTCTGTGGTTCCTCTTCTTCAGCAATCACGGGGGGTTTGACTGCTGCTTGAGGACGGGTAACATTGATTTTACTAGGTGCTAGTTTGAGTTGTTCTTGATCCATATGTTATCCTTAAAATGCTGGATTGATTCTATTCGCTTCCGCTTCTAATTCTTGTGTTCTCATATCTTCCAAATAATCTCTGTAACTGATTCCATTCTGTCCAGTATATTCAAATCTCTCTCCATTAGGATAGATTAGAACAAATGGAACTTTGGAGTCTGGAGTTGTAAGATCAGCAGTTGTGAGATACTTAATTACCGCACCACCTCTGCTTCTACCATCACCAAGGTTGATGCTTTTCTTTACTGTTTGTCTTTCATTAATCTTCTTCTCTACCCAAGATTTGAATGCTACGGTATTCCTTACATCATCAGGTGGATTCACAGCATAAGGATCAAAGATAAGTCCAACGGTAGCACCTGCTTGTTCCTCATTGGTGACAACCGAATATCCCATTCTCTTCATGGTGGAGACTGCTGCTTTGATCGCAACATCGTCACCATATCCCTTTGCCTTGAATCCTTGGAATACAGCATTCATTCTGTTGTAGTCTTCTACATCAAGTGAGAAATATGGATCGTTATCAATACCAGAGACATCAAATGGTTGTCTTGGAATATCCTTATTGAATGTTTCTTTGAATGCAGCACGGAGTCCTTCAAGTCTCTTACCGTATAGAGTTCCTGAATCACGCATAGGCAATCCAGTTTGAAAGTTAATTGCTGGTTGTGGAACCAATTCTCCTTGAGTTTTCATTATACCCTTGGTTGCTTCCAATTGAGCATTTCTCTGTACCGCAATGGTGTGTGCTTGCTGTAGGAATTCGGATGGATCTTTATTGGTTCCAATCGCAAGTCCTTCTGCAATGACTAGGGTTTCGTACATGACAGGATCTTCCTGCTGCATTGCGATTTCAGACGCTACAGTTCCCACAGAAGCGTAGTTAACCTGTACCCCGTTCTGATCTATGACCGTTCCTCTGCTGTCTAGGATGAGTTTATATCCCTTCTTCAAGGAGTCTTCTGATGCTCCTGCTGCGAAATAATTCTTTGAGATATGCTTGACCCAATCCAGAGGTACGCTTTGAGAAGCAGCAACAAGTCTACCGACATACTCTTCTTCAATATCTCTTTGTATAACATCCATCTTATCTGAACGCTTGAAGAGATTTGTAGATGCCGTGGTTGCTACATCCAACAGTTCACCCTGACTGTAGGTTCTAGCAAGGGTAGGATTCTCCGCAGTTCTCATTTGGGAATCTGTCATAGTGGTTTCTAGATGTACTTTCATACCATACAACCATATTGCTCTGTCTCCTTGATTACCACCCTGTGATAGACGATCTGCGTAATAAGACATAAGTGCTTGTGACATAGCATTAGGATCTCCAACAGCAGCAACAAAGTCTTGAAAAGCAGGATCTTGTGCCACAAATTCTGGAACAGAGAATTGCCTTCCACCCTTAACAGTTACTTTTATAATTGGAGCATTTGGAGTCTCACTCTCAATCTGCTTTGTTTCCTTATCAACCACTCTCTTGAGTGGGATGATGTGTCTTTCAGCAGAGACAGGATCGTTTCTAAAAGCAAGAGAACCATTGAATTCTCTTACAGCAAGATTGGTCATGGCAATGGATCTATCCTCGTTTGTAAGTCCTAGATCCTGATTTGCAATAGCAGCATCAATCTGTCTTACATCTGCGTCTACCATGAATGTATTGTCAATGGTTGCGACATTTCCTGCCACTCCCTTTGACTTTGTGAATGCTGCTTCTTGTCTTGCCCATTCCTTTGAAAGCGTGTCGAGTTGCTGTGCAATGCCATCCATATAGGGTGCTACTCGTCTTTCACCATCTGGACCAACCTCATAAACACCTAATCTATCGCCAAGTTCAATTGCAGGATTTCCAGAGGGAGACATTTCGTAGAGAGCAGTCTGATCGTTGACATTTGGTTGTCTTCGTGCTTCATCCCTCATGGAAGAAATAGTTGACTGCATTTCCATCTCTGCTCTTTTCATAAGAACTTTGACTACTGCTTGTCCTCTAGCAATGGGAATATCCCCTGCTTGTACTCCACCTTCAATAAGTCTTGCCATTGTGATAGCACCAACCACGGGTGCTGCTTTGCCAGCATTGTTGCCAATTGCAATTGTTAGGTTTCTTTCAAGATTGTTTTGCTGTGTGGTATTAATGAAACCAGCATCCTTATCGTTCTGAATATTATCGTATTCAGCAAACAATTGAGTCAAGGTATTTGCTGTATCTCTTGGATTTGCACCTACTTGGGTGGCAAGAGTGACTGCTGCTTGGTTTCTTAATTGAATTCTTTCGTATGTACGACGATTGTTTCTCTCACGAATAATGCTTGTTCTCAATGCATCAGTGCTGCGAAGCAGGGTAGTGTTGAGTTCAACCCTGTCTTCATCTGAAAGTAGATTAAGTTTTGCCGAAGGAACAACAGGATTGCTCAAAAGATAGTTGTTCAATGCAACATGGAGTTGATCGTCTGGTGTATCAACAAACATCTGCATGACTTTATCTCTGCTATCAAGACCATTGAACTGACCCTGCAATCTCTCAAGACCACCGAGAGAATCGGAAAGAACAGCACCTTGAGTTGCTGCTGACAACTGTGCTGTCTCACGATCAGCATTGGCATCAAATGCGGTTTTAGCAGTCTTGATGCGTAGTTTCTGATCCTGTGCTTTATTTGCCATGAAGGGATTCTTTTCGACAGAGTACATTCCTTCAAACTCTGTACCCAATCTCTCTGCTTCAGCAAAGTCTTCACGGAGCAAAGCAGATGTAATTCTAGCATCAAATGAATTCAGGATATTGCTCTGTGCTTCTTTCTCTGCTGCTTCCAACTTGTTCTGTTCACGCTCTGCTTTATACTGCGCTCTCTCTTCTTTGCGTTCTGCTTCCTCTATTGCTGCTTCCTGCTTTGCCTGTGATCTTTCAATAGCAGCATTCAATGCCATTTCATTCTTTATCTTGTTCTCTTTATATCCCATTACGGATGTGGCAGCACCAGCAGCAAGACCAAGAATCTTCTGTAGAGTTTCAAACTGATTCTCTGGTTCTGCCACTGCTGTCTGTGCAGTATAGTTTACTTGTGGTATTTCAATTGTTTGTGATAGCAGTGAAAGGGGATTTGTAGGATCACCTGATGCTGTATATGGGGAATAGTTTCTAGGCATTTATATCTCCTTATGAGGTTCCTGGGGTTGCTGGGGTTCCTGGGTTCCAGTTGGGTGAACCAAATCCTGTATACACTGAACTCTGTTGTCCTGCGTTTTGTGCTGCTTGCGCTGTATTGAGATCATTCATACCACCAGCAACACTCATACCTAATTGCAACCCCTGTAGACCACCCTGTATACCAGCAAGCAATAGATTCTGACTTCCTGCTACAGACCATTGTGGTTGAGCATTGATTTGGAAACCTAGATCTGCTAGTTCCTGCTCCATAGTAATCTTTGCTGATTCTCTTGCCACATTGTATCCAAGAGCATTTAGAGTCTGATCCTGTACACGGGATTCTAATGTTCCTCTTTCAGCACCTTGCGCTAGAGAAGCACCTTTCATAAGATCATATTTAAGTTGTAAAGTTCTGCGTTGTTCAATTGCCTTGATTTCTCCTGCTGCACGATTGAATGCTACGGACTTTCTATAAGCAAGTTCTTTCTGACGATTCTGATATTCCGCCATTGCTGCTTGCTGTCTATTTGCTTGTGCAGCAGCACCAAGACTTACTGCGGTTGATGCTGCGGTAAGGAGGATAGCAACTCCTATTTCTGCTCCCATATTCTACCTCCTTTATGGATATATTTGTTCATGTTATTCTCATCTATCTGCGGGTGATGTCTTCTTCTCTATGAAGTTTGTGGCAAACTCAATACCAGTAATATTCATAGGAGCGGGATGTTCACTTTTAATGCTTAATGTAACTCCATTGGAAGATCCCATTATCTTGAAAGTATCTACTTCATTTGTTGAAAGGGAATTCTGCGAAGCAATGAAACTGCTTCCAATGGTCTTTCCTGTGTAAGTAAGGATTCTTGTACTTGCTGGAGTTGTGTCTGGATCAATGTGGAATTCAAAGTATCCTGTATTCCTGTGATATACAGAAGCATTCCTCAACTGGCATGTGCCAACAAGAGGAACCTGATTGTTATCACGAACATATTGTCTTGATATCTCTACATTGGTAAGGAAATTACATCCAAGGTATACATCATGTGCAGACCAATCTCCATCAGCAACAATGACGCTATTGCCAGCACCATCGTTTGTAACGCTATTTGGAACTATCCATACACCTTCTTGAGTTGTCCATTCCGAACCAAGGTATATCGCATCTATCTGTTGATTAAGAGGAGTTGACCATTCGGTTGTACCAAGTCCCTTTGTCCATGTGCCAGTTACTTTCCTCTTGGAATCTATTCGTGGATCGTATGAAGGAAATCCATCAATGATTCTTGTGTTTACCTTATTTATTCTCAATACACCGTCTGCTCTATGGATGGTATAGATGCTGTCTCCGAATATCTTTGCTGTAAGTAGGTTGCCATCATCGGCAAATGTAAACTTACACCAAGAGTTCTGTATCTTTCTGTCTCCTTGCCAATACATGAATAGAACATATAAAGCAGTGCTTTCAGTTCCTTTGGTCAATGCAAGTATATCTCCAGATGAAGATGCCGTCATGTACTTTATGTCTTTATCAATATAGGAATCTATATGTGCTGTGACATCTGTTGCTGTTGATTGAGCAGCAGCATCGTCAGAGATGTATTCGTATACTTGTGAATAAGCACCTTTGTTGGCAATCCAATAAAGTTGTGATCCAACTATGATTGGTCTTGCAAGATCTGGTGATGTATATGCTGTTGATGGAACAATTGATACTGTAGTTGGAGTCAGTGCTTCTCTGGCACGAACCTCAAACTGCTGATTGCCATTAGTAAATACAACCAATGCTTTATTATATGGTTGGATGTAATTGATCTTGGATACCTGTGCAGATCCCAACTGTACATCTATTGGATCTGAATCAATGATATTGACATAGGAATACAACCAGAAATTGAAATAATCTCCTGCTTGTGAACCAACTACATTCTCTCCTGCGGCAATCCATAGACGATTGCGGTGTAGTGCAATATCTGTAATGGTCTTTCCTACAAAGGAAGGTGGTGGGTTTGTAAGTCCATCACCGCTGTATCTTGGTTTCCAATCGCAATACTTTACTTCAAATGCTGTATCTGCTGTCTGAACAATGCGTATCGGCATTGTTGAATTTGTAAAGGTAGAATCCGCCATTGGTGTACGAATTCTCTGATACCAAGGTTGTTGACCTATTGATATTGCTTCATACCATCCAGAAGGATGTCCAAGAGCGTCATCTTTTGCATACCAATATTCAGAATTAACGGTTGGAGGAAGATTAAATTCTTCCCAACTTTGTTTGTTGTGTGCGTTTCCAGAATTCTCTACTGGAGTTCCTGTGCTTGCAGGGAACAAATAAGAGATTGATGTTGACACTGTAGTGACTACTACAGTGGTATTAACTATTATAGTTGTATCATCAAAAGATACAGCACGGAGATTGGCAGGAGCAGTAGCAAGATAGTTCTTCAATGCTGTTGCTGTTCCTGCTGGAGAGTTATTGTAGGTGATTGTACATGGCGTACCATCTACCTTGTATATGGTGAGAGGAGTGGTAGCATCGTTCTTGATTACGAAGAAATATCTTTGACTAGCACTTCTCTCTACCCAATGAAAGAATAGATCACCACTAATATTGGTAAGATTTGCAACAAAGTCAGAACCCCTGCGCTTCTCCAATCCTACAGAGAAATGAAGAAATGTGTTATCGCACTCTTGGAATTGATTTGGAAATCTACTTACATCAGGTTGACGGGTAACACCGCCAACAAGATCAGGTACAATTGTTCTAATTAGTGCCATTTATTTCTCCTATCAATAAGGACCATACCATCTACGAGAACCAATCTCACCCCAATATGACTTGGTATTGTCAGCAAAGTTGGCATCTCTGGCACGAATATCTTTTGCTCTTGCGTAGATGCGAGAGACTTGGAATTGTTCATTCAGTATAGTATCAGTTGCTTTGTCACCTACAGTAAGGAATTGGTATCGTCTTGCTGCAAGATCCGTGGCATAGAACTGATCTGCTGTTTCTAGATCCTCAAAGTCTAGATTTACAATCATCTTTACCTTTAATGAGGTATCTGCATCAAAGACATCAGTACCTTCATTATCTAGATCAACGAGATATGTTGGGGTTCTACCTTGTGTGGCAATGTTTCTGTTTCTACTTTCACCCTCTGTATCAACACGAATAACATTGTCAGCGACATATATCTTTCCACTGACATCTGGAGTTAAGGTAGTATGAATTGTATTTGTATTTGTTCCCTGCATCTGTACCATTGTTGTTGCTTCATCAAGCATCTGTATAGCAATGGTAACATCATTAGATCCACTCACCGTAAGAGAACTCACGGGGAACTCTCCTGCGGCAACAAGCATACGATTGACTGCTGCTAGTTTACTTAATGCACCCATATTGTTCTCCTTGTTTGTAAACGAAAAAGAACCCACCACGGGTTATCGTGATGGGTTCGGGATTACTTCAGATTCCTATATCAGAAGAGTCTGTGTAGGTATACATCTACAGTTTCAGTAGAATTATTTGTTCCCTGATTTGTAATGGTGAGAACACCAGATGAAAGAGATGGAACAAGAGTATCTGCTGTGGTTGAAGTTGTATTAGTCAACTGAATGTTAGTAAGAACAAGTTGACTTGCACCTAGAACACTAAGTAGTGCAAGATTGCACTTTGAAGCAGTTGCTCTCTGTCCTGAAAGGACATAAACTTGTGGAAAGTTAGTAGCATCTGGTAGTGTGTGGGTGAATGACACACCTTGGGTGACTGCAAGATTGCCGATTTTATCTGCAACTTTACCACTGCGATCAACTGTAACAAGATTTGGTTCTGTAACAGTTGTCAGTGGATTTGGAGTGAATGGAGCGTTTTGCTTAATTGCCATGATTTGTTTTCCTTTGTTATATTAGTTTGGTTTGGATGAATTCAGGGGGGAGTATTTCATCCCCCCCGATCTATCATCAGTTCTTACCGATTCTGTATGCAGCGTATGGACGAAGAGCACCACCACCCATGAGCATCTTGCTCACAAGGAAGTCGCTTTGTCTACGAACATCACGGGTAGTTTCGGTTGTGATACCTGCCATCTGGACAACGCCGATAGCACTCTTATGGAACATTACGCCACCAACTTTAGCACCGTCCGCAACATGGTACTTGGTAGGACCAGTGCTGATGGTAGCAGCAGGAAGATGGTTGCTTGAGTACACAGGGACTCCCATGACATCAAGTGGCATTCCGTAACCTTGCTGACCAGCAATTCCAGGACCAGTTCCACCGTATGCTGGGTTGCCGAATACGCCACCCTGACCTGGGTAGACTACAGCAGTACCACCAGCATTGTAGTATGGAAGACCAAGACGACGAAGAGCGTGGTAGAGAGAAACCTTTACAACGCAAGCACGGTCGGCAGTTGGAACATCCTTCTCATCCATTGCTTGAGCAATGCCAGAGATTGCTTCAATGAGTGCAGCAGCATCCTGTTCGGAGTTGAAATTTGCTGTGAAATCAGAGTTGTTATCCCAAGTTGAATAGGAGTCACCACCGATTGGGAAGTTGTTGGTTCCTGAATCTGCGGCAGTGGCAGCAGCATTGAGGAGCAAGCAAGCAATCTTACGATCCATTTGTCTTGCCATTTCACGACCACATTCCTTGGCGAGTTCACTACGAATCTCAAAGTGTGCCATTGAAACATCAATGTCATCTACTTCAAAGTGAGAAACGAGAGGACGGTCATCAAGAGAAATGGTGTATTCCTTGGTATCGACATCCATACCGAGGAGTTCAGTACCCGCTTCGTGGTACTCTGAACCAATCTTCCAGACAGCAGGGAACTTCATGTCCTTGCCGCTAGTCATTGTCTTGTAATTAACGAGTGGAATAAAAGTGTTTGCTTCTTCAAAAGCAGCGATTACTTCCCCACCGAAGACGGGGAGAAGCATGTTTGTTGGTGATTGCGATGCTGATGCCAATGCTTCATTGGTCAAGAATCGCAGTGAATTTGATACTGACATGGTTTATTTTCCTTTGTAGGTTTGTTTGTTAATGAGAAAACGATACGATGAACTGTCTCGGATTGTCTTCTAGATTATCCACAAAGGGGTCTAGTAAGGTCACAGACCGTTACTGAAAGTTTCCCTTACAGTTTCCTATAAGAGAAACCGAAGAAGAGAAAGAAATAGACTCTGATAGGACGGGGGTACTATCAAAGTCCGTAGCGAAACTCCCCGAATTAACGGGGTTGATATATTCAAGTGCTTATTATGTTGTGATATTACTCTTTGACATAAGACGGAGGAACGATGTACCATCCTTCAGGGATATGTACACTGTTGTTTGATAGAGTCCATTCCTTATTCTGAAGAGTATACACTTTAAAGTTTGCGTTCGGACCCACCCTCATCGGGGAGTCTTCGGGAATGAATATCGTTCTGCTCCCGCATCCACTTACTGATACGATCACCAGCACGCTGAAGACGCTCACGATCCACATCCGCATCAACTGCTGTCGGATTTGCTGATATTCGTTTCTCCAACCAGTTGAATAGTGTGAGAGCGATTTGTGCGACAATCTTTTCAAGCATTAGTCCTCAAGCAGCAGGGGGAGTTGGAGTCTTATTTGCAGCATCCTTGGCAAAGATAAGACCAATACCAGCAATAACAGCAGAGATTGCCGAAGCAAAGTCAGCATTGGTTGCTGCATCACCATCGAAGATGGCAGTCAATACAGCACCAACGGCAACACAGATAGCACCAATTCCTGCAATAGTTGTGTTCTTATTGTTCATTCTTGTTTTCCTTTGTGAATAAATTCTTGATATCCATGACAACAAATGTCACGGTTGCGATTGCGAGACAAATAGTAATTACACCAAATCTCTTTACTGACCCCATTTAAGTGCTCCTGATGCACGGATACGATCCTGAACCCATTGGGTATACTTTGGATCTACACCGTAACGAGGATCACGAATATGAACAGTCATGTCTTTCTTATTGGCAAATCCTTCAGTTTGCTGTGGTGCTACATTACCAATCTTCGCAGCATTGGGATTCATACGCTTTGGTTCCTTGGCAGTTGGATTTGGTCTTGACTTATCCATTCTTGCCTGTAGTCCAAGCAGAGTTGTTGACCAGTTTGCAGATGACAGTTGATCATTAATGATTACCCTCTCCTGATCTGAAAGATTCTGTGTAGACCATTCAATGATTTCCTTTAGACGGTCATTACCACCAACCAACTTTGCCGCTTCATTTACAGCAGCAAGAGATTTCTGTCGTTGACCATCAACATACATGTCTATAACATTATCAGGAATACCAAATCTCTTCTTTATCTTTTCTCTTGATTCTTGTCCAATGTTTCCTGTTCGTCGTAATTCATTTCCCCATGCTTCCCAATCCTCTTGGGTAGGTTGTTCCTTGGTTTGTGGAACTTGAGGAATTGCGAGTTGGTCTGTGGGTGGTGTAGTTTCTTCGGACGGGAGTGATTCCATTGATTCAGCATCGGGTGTTTGCTCCTTTGGTTTCTTGATAGTGGCAAGTTCCTGCTGTGTCTTGGTAAGAGTCTTTCTCAATTCCTTGTAACTTTCAACAAACTTCTTTGGATCACCCTTGAATTGTGGTGGCAATGCTTCTGGATTTGCATTTGCATATTTCTCAACTGACCGTAGTTCAAGTTCTTCCTGTGAAATAGTTTTATTGAAATTCTCTTCTGCGTTCTCTTCTAACATTCTTTTTCCTTTCTTATTGTGGAGTTATAGCGGCACTTTCTGCTGCCGCTGCTCCTGCGGATTCTGCTATATTTCCTACTGATCCTATCATTTGCTGTGCAACCATGTTCTGAATGGATTGCTGTGCTGCTTGCTGTTGTTCTGCTTGTAGTTGTTCTGGTGACTTTACGATTCCTGCTGTATCCAATCCCATGCTTGTGGTAAGTCTTACAAGCAATCCATAGGGATCAATATAGTTCTGGAATGTTGGATTTGATCCAGCAAGTTGCAACCATTGTGCTAATAGAGATGCTTCTATTTCTCTGTTTAATGCTTCAAGACCTGTGCGTACTTTCAATGAAAGCAATCCATCACGGTCAATAAGTCTTACTATTTCTGGTGGAAGAAGTTTATCTTTTGCCATGAGAATAACTGTTCTCTTGACAATAGGAATCTGTATTGAGGATGCAATGCCACTGAATACTCCACCTAATGATTGATCAAGTTCTTCTGCCATCATGCGAATCTCTGTGGCAGTAACTCTTTCTGCTTGTCGTTGAATGGAGGAGTTGAGTAGGAATACTCTACCAAGTTGTTGAGATATATCATTACGCATAAGACCCATAGGATTGAGGTCAATCTGTCGTAGCAATTGAATTGAAAATATATCTTGCTGTCTTGCTGCAACGAAGTCTCCATTTGCAGTATCTAATAGATCTCCTATCTCCGTAATACCACTAGGATCAATACCAATACGATGTTCTGAATTGGCAATTGATGCTTCAACTAGACTCTTGGTAATTGCTTCAAGGGTTCTAATATCTCCAATGTGTTCTTCTACCAGAGATCTTCCATAGTCTTCACCAGCAATGCGTGACCATGATTGTGGGATGTATGGACAAATGGTGAATTCACCACGATCAACGATGTACCCGCAATATTCTTTAGTGCAAACCCAAACACCTTTGTCATTGTCCCACTCAACCATAGTGTAGAAAGGTTTGTGGGACTTTGAAGGTGCGTATTGCTGATTGTATGTGACAGAGAATGAGTCGTAGTCTGCTGATGGTGATTCGTTATAGACAAGTCCACTTTTGTTTTCTTCCGCATATGCTTCCTGTGCATCATCATCCTCCATGATGTATTCCCATTTCTCTGGTAGTGCTTCAGGATCTACCCACTCACGGAGAATAATCTTCTTTATCTTACCATCTGGAAATCTCTGTACAACATAATGATCTACACGATGGACTCTGAAATTGTAATCATCTTGAATCTCAAACAAAGCATCACCAAGAACAATGAGATGCTGCATAAGCACAAATAGTTCCTGTCGCAGATTGCTATGCGAAAGTTTATTCATTATCTTCTTGTCTAGACGAGACAGTTGTGCCATTGTTTCAGAGATATCAACACCCTGTGGAACAAAAGCATTGTCTGGTTCAAATGTAAAGAATGGCATTTGATTAAGAGGATACATGGCAGATACTATTCGTGAAGCAAGGGACATCACTCCCCTTGCTGGCATGGAATTGTACACATCAGGGAGTTCCATAGACTCTGTAAATCCCTCTCGGGGAAACAGAGTAGGAACAGTCAACCTTGCACAATCTCTAGCACGATTAAGTTTATTGTATCTACGGGAATCTAGTTTCTGGAATTCCTTTTCAATATGACTGATATAGTTCATTGATTTCTCCCACTATAGTATGTTCTATTGAGATAATCAGTAACTGCTCTATTGAGAGATCCTTGTGGTTTCTTAAATGTTCCCGTGTTTATCTG